TAGAAGCGTTGGATAGCGACAACCCAGACATCCAACTACGCACAGCAATAGTCTTGCGCGAGAAGCTGGCGCAACCAGAGCGTCAGTGGGTTGGGCTAACTAAAGAAGAGGCAAAAGAAATTTCGCTAGCGAATCGCCCGTATGTCATAGACATGATAGCTGCGCTTGAGGCAAGGTTGAAGGAGAAGAACACTTGATAACCATAGACTTTGAGACCTACTACGACCGAGACTTCAGCCTCTCCAAAATGTCTACTGAGGAGTACATACGTGACCCAAGGTTTGAAGTCATCGGCGTGGCGGTTAAAGTGGACGATGAGGAAACGCAGAGCTTCTCTGGCTCACGTGCCGAGACGAAGGATTGGCTACAACAGTTCGATTGGGGGAATTCCCTCGCCTGTGCTCACAACGCGCTTTTTGATGCGGCAATTATGGCGTGGCACTTTGAGATTTACCCGAAGGCTTGGGCTGACACTATGTCGATGGCTCAAGCGTTATTGGGGACGCGGTGCAGGGTCGGACTAGCTCACCTAGCCACGTGGTTCAAGATAGGTACAAAAGGGGACGAGGTAATTAACGCATTGGGTAAGACACGTAAAAGTTTTACACATATGGAGATGGAGCGGTACATGTCGTACTGCCGAAACGATGTGGAGCTAACCGCTGGGTTGTATACACGGATGTACACCTTCCGTGCCAACGAGGACTTTACGTTTGATGAGTTCCCCCTGAAAGAACTCAAGCTGATCGACCTCACGATCCGCATGTTTACCGAGCCGACTCTTGAGGTGGACGTGCCGTTGCTGGAAGAGCACCTCATCAAAGTGCGGGAGAACAAGGCGAAGCTACTCAGGGATGCCGACATCAACCTTGAGGATGTGATGAGCAATCCAAAGTTTGCACAGATACTCATCAGACTTGATGTTGCACCTCCTACCAAAACCTCTCCCAATACTGGCAAACAAACCTACGCCTTTGCCAAGACGGACCAAGGTTTGCAGGATCTTCTTGAGCATCCCGACCTGCGGGTGCAAGCGGTGGTGGCTGCGCGGCTTGGGGTCAAGACGACCATCGAGGAGTCTCGCACCGAGCGGTTCATCGGCATAGGCAAGCGGGGCCCACTGCCAGTCCCTCTTAGATACTACGCAGCTCACACCGGCAGATGGGGTGGGTCTGACAAACTTAATATGCAGAACCTACCTAGTAGGGGTAACGCATCCGCCCTGAAGAAGTCTCTCCGCGCACCGGCAGGGCACGTCATCATCTCGTGCGACTCCTCGCAAATCGAGGCGCGAACCCTTGCGTGGCTGGCTGAGCAGGAAGACTTGGTGAAAGCGTTCTCCAACGGCGAGGATGTCTACAAGATCATGGCGTCAAAGATTTATCAAAAGCCGGTTACTGAAATAACCAAAGAGGAGCGGTTCTTTGGCAAGACCGTGATTCTCGGGTGCGGGTACGGCATGGGGCACGACAAGTTTCACCACATGCTGAACATGCTGGCTCTCAAGCAGGGGACAAAGATCACCATGGCCGAAGCCGAGCGCATCATCCAAGTGTACCGGGGCGTCAACCCCAAGATCGTACGGCTGTGGAAGATCGCTGACAGAGCCATACACTATATGGCTACCTCCACGGGCTGGACGTTTGGTAGGGGCGACTTGCTGGAGGTAGGGAACAAGCACGTCATCCTGCCCAACACCATGAAGATCGAGTACGACGACCTGAGATCCAGTCCCTCCGAAGGGTGGATGTATAGCACCCTGCGTGAGAAGAACGTGAAGATCTACGGTGGTAAGTTAGTGGAGAACGTGGTGCAAGCTCTCGCCCGGATCATCGTGGGTGAGCAGATGCTAAGAATCGCAAAGAAGTACCGCCCGGTCTTGACAGTTCATGATGCAGTGTCTATAATTGTTCCAGAGCAGGAGTCTACTGAGGCGATGGCGTATGTTCAGGAATGTATGCGCTGGGTTCCTAAATGGGCTGAAGGCTTACCCGTAGATTGCGAAATAGGATGCGGCCCAACTTATGCAGACTCCTGACAAACCTATCTCGTGGTCATACAGCGGGATGTCGCTATTCAAGCAGTGCCCCAAAAAGTATTACCACCTGAAGGTTCAGAAGGACTTTAAGGACAAAGAGACTGAAGCGTTGCTATACGGCAGTGCCGTACACAAAGCCGCCGAAGACTACATCACTGAGAAAAAACCTATCCCTCCCCAGTATAAATACATGGAGGGGTACATGAACAAGATTGATGCGTACGAGGGTGACAAGTACGCAGAGTACAAGATGGGGATACGTGAAGACGGCACGCCCTGTACATTCCATGACCCCGAAGTGTGGTGGCGGGGCATAGCAGATTTGATCGTAGTCAACGGAGAACTCTCCAAAGTAATTGACTACAAGACGGGAAAGACTTCCCGCTACGCGGACACCGTACAGTTAGACTTGCTTGCTCTAGCTACGTTCGCACACTTCCCCGGCGTCAAGGTCATCAAGGCCGCGCTGATCTTCGTAGTAGCCAACGAGTTGGTGAAACGCAAGTACCATAGAGAATCTTCCGTGGCTCGGCTTATGCAGGAGACTCGGGATAGCTACGTTCCGTTCAAGGAAGCCTACGCTACCGACGTGTGGAACCCGAAGCCTAACTTCACCTGCCATAAATATTGCCCTGTGGCTATCTGCCCACACAACGGAAGAAACTAAAATGCCCTACACCAAGAAGCCCCGTCCCTACAAACACGAGTGGGAGATGGAGCAAAAGCGTGACGAGAAAGCCCCACGTGCCGCCCGTGCTAGGGCACGGCGCGAAATGGATGCGAAGGGGGTTGACAGAACCGGAAAAGACATTGATCATGTCAAGCCCCTCTCTAAAGGAGGGACTAATGCAAAGGGTAACCTACGCTTAGTGAGCCCAAGCGCCAACCGATCCTTCCAAAGAAATTCTGACCACACGGTCAAGAAGAACAAGTGAGAGAGCATGGAAATACTAGAGGGGAAGGGCCTACTACTTAATCTCAATAGGCCCGAGAGAGTTCTAGACGCAATAAAAACAAGTAAGCTAGTAAACAAAGTAGACGGTATATCGCAGGTGCTAGTGCCGTGGGGCATACCTGAGATACACGCGCTAAAGATCTTAAAGATCAAGAACGTACCTAGTCCCATCGAGCGGGACTACAAGTGGCCGGGGGTGCACAGACCCTTTGCCCACCAAAAGGAAACCTCCGCGTTTCTGACCATGCACAAGCGTGCCTTCTGCTTTAACGAACAGGGCACGGGCAAGACGGGTAGCGTCATCTGGGCGGCTGACTATCTTATGTCACTGGGTTTCCTGCGTAGGGTCTTGGTGGTATGTCCCCTGTCCATTATGCAGTCGGCATGGCAGTCGGATCTATTTAAGTTTGCTATGCACCGCACGGTGGACGTGGCTCACGGTTCGTCCGAAAAACGCAAGAAGATCATCGACGGTGGCGCTGAGTTCGTCATCATCAACTACGACGGTATCGAGATCGTCGAGAAAGAAATTGACGCGGCTGAGTTTGACCTGATCGTCATCGACGAGGCGTCAGCTTACAAGACTGCAACCACCAAGCGATGGAAGGCGATGAACCGGCTGGTCAACGAGAGCCGCTGGTTGTGGATGCTCACAGGCACACCCGCCGCGCAATCTCCCGTGGACGCATTCGGCCTCGCCCGTCTGGTCAACCCTACCAACGTGCCTAAGTTTGCAGGGGTGTTCCGCGATATGGTGATGTACCGCCTGACACAGTACCGCTACCTGCCAAGGGACAACGCTAAAGATATTGTGCATAGGGTGTTGCAGCCAGCGATCCGGTTCCTGAAGGCCGACTGCCTAGACCTGCCCGATATGACGTACGTCGACCGGGACGTACCGATGACCAAGACACAACAGGCGTACTACAAAAGTATGCTGGTCCACAACATGGTCTCCGCTGCTGACGAGGAGATCAGTGCAGTCAACGCCGCAGTTCTTATGAACAAGCTACTCCAGATGGCGTGTGGCACGGTATACACAGACTCAAGAGAAAGCGTGAACTTCGACGCATCGTCACGACTGAACGTATTGTCTGAAATTATTACGGAGACAAGCAACAAGGTGTTGGTGTTCGTCCCCTTCAAGAACGCTATCGAGCTAGTCCAAGAGCACCTCTCCAAAGACGGGTTCACTTCGGAAGTGATATCAGGCGAGATATCAGCAGGGAGGAGGACTGATATCTTTAAGATATTTCAGACCACGCCAGACCCCAAGGTTCTGATCATCCAGCCCCAAGCCGCCGCGCACGGGGTAACACTCACTGCCGCTGACACCGTGGTCTGGTATGGCCCCACTATGTCCTTAGAGACATACCTACAGGCGAACGCTCGGGTGCATAGGGCTGGGCAGAAGCACCCCGTGACCGTCATCCACATTGTTGGAAGCTCGGTCGAGCGCAAGATTTACAAGATGCTCCGTGAGCGCGAGGACGTACACGCAAAAATAGTTGGTCTCTACCGCGAAGAAGTGCTTGACACTGCCAAATAAGGGGTGTACAGTGTCAACTCACTAGAGGAGAGAACAAATGTCAGCAGACAAACTAGCAAGGGTGTACGTCAAGATACGTGACGCTCGTAACGCTCTAAAGAGCAAATTTGAAGAGGAAGACGCAGAGCTTGCGGAGCAGTTGGAGGTCATCTCCAGTCAACTCCTAGAGATCTGCAAGGATACCGGCGCGGAAACTCTGAAGACGAGTGGCGGCACGGTGATGCGAACGGTTAGGACTCGCTACTGGACTTCGGACTGGGACGCGATGTACGAGCTAGTCGCAAATTCGGGTGAGCTTGGCCTTTTGGAAAAGCGCATCCATCAGGGCAACATGAAAGAGTTTCTCCAAGAGAATCCCAATCTGATGCCCAAGGGTCTGAACGTCGACAACCGCTATGACATTACTGTCAGGAGAGCATCAAAATGAGCGAACTAGCTCTGTTCAAAGGAAACCTGCCGTCCTACCTGCGTTCCATGCAGATGGACAGCACCACGAAATCCCTCATGGGTGGTTCACAGGCTAAGCGGATTTCGATCCGTGGGTCGGTGTTCCGTATGATCGTAGGTGGGCAAGAGATTGCCAAGTCTGATGATCGCTTCATGCAGGTGGTCGTTGCCGCCGCCGCGCCGTCACATAGCCGCACGTTCTACGCTGGGGTTTATGAGGAAGGGGAGAAAGTTCTCCCTGCTTGCTTCAGCAATGACGGCATCAAGCCCGATGCTGAGTCTGAAAAACCTCAGGCAAAGAACTGTGCAAGCTGTCCGCAGAATATCGCGGGTAGTGGGCAGAACAACTCACGCGCTTGCCGGTTCTCGCACCGTCTGGCAGTGGTGTTGGCTAATGACATTGAGGGTGATGTCTACCAGCTAGTCATCCCAGCTACCTCGTTGTTCGGCAAGCCTGAGGGTGGCAAGCTCCCGCTGGAAGCGTACACGCGCTATCTGGCAGGGCACGGGGTTCCGATTACCGCAGTTGTGACTGAGATGCGGTTTGACACGGACTCGGCTACTCCTAAACTTTTCTTCAAGGCGATGCGCCCTCTGGAGGAGTCGGAGTGGGAGATCGTGCAAAGCAAGGGGCAGACTCAGGACGCACAGAATGCAATTGCATTCACCCCCGGCAAAACTGACGGCGCAACTCCCGGCGTAACCCCGAAGGAGAACCCGAAAGTTTCACCCGCTCCTGTAGCGGAAGTGGAAGAAGAGGAAGCTCTTCCGGTTAAAGCGCCCATCAAACGCGCCAAGCCTGAAGCTCCGAAACCCAAGACGGCTGATGATGTTATGAGCCGCTGGGACGACGAGGAATAAGAGTCCGAACCCACGCCGGGTTGGGTCCTACCCGGCACTTTCCTTAACTTTGAGTAATCATGAAACAGCCTAAAATTAGATTTCCTATTGAAGAGCAACTCGCTAAGAGGATCGCTGGGATCGCCGCAAACGAGATGCGTACGTTTAACCAGCAACTCGCCTACTGGGCGTCGATTTACGAAGCCAAGAACGGGATGGTAACCCCGAAAGCGGTGGAGATTGATAAGAAGAAAGAGCGTAAGCCTATGTTAATCTCCCCTGAGCGTCGGGCTCAGATGCGGGAGCAGGGGCTCAAGCTCGCGGTTGCGGCTAAAGCTAAAGCAAACGCACGTAGGGCAGGGGCGAACGGCCTCGCTCATTAAGACCTCTTGGGATGTATAGCATTGCTATACATCCCACCCCCTCAAGGACCACCATGCTTGGCTACAGCATAAAATTTGTAGATCAGGTCAAGAAAGCTGACCCCGAAAAATCGGGAGTCAAACTTGGTTTGCTCTGCATAGATCGTGACATCCCCGCCGCTAGAGTCGCCCGTCACCTCAAAGTTTCTCGCATGACTGTCTATATGTGGTTTACAGGACGGACACTTCCCAACAAGAACCTCCACTTACCAAGGATTAAAGAACTAATATCAGACTTCCACAATATCGAGTGGTGATATGCAGTCGCTATTTAGGGCGGTCCTGCCGGGACCGGGGCACGGCATTTACTTTGCCGTTGGCATTAAGAAAGGCGGTGGTCCTAAGAAAACCATCATACTGCATCGAGCCGCAAATAATTTTGCAGAGCTAGAGCAGGGGGCGTTAGATTTTGAAAGTAAAGGATTAAACACTTATTTTGCTCTGAGTTCGTTTGTCAATAGCGACAGTCGTGAGGGTGACAACGCGGCTTTTGCCAAGGCAGTTTGGTTTGATATTGATACGCAAGAGACACCCTCCCACAAGGAGACGGCTGTCTACAAAGACCGCACAGAAGCTGCGCTCGCCCTTCGTAAATTTGTTACAGACACCGCACTACCTGATCCGTGGGTTGTTGACTCGGGCGGTGGGTTGCATGTGTACTGGCCGCTTGAAGCTGAGATTACACGGGAAGAGTGGCAACCCATCGCGCGGGGTATGGCGGTACTGGGGGCTCAGCATGGGCTCGACATCGACAATGCCTGTACTACTGATGCGTCTCGGATTCTTAGGGTTCCGGGTACTACGCACCTCACATCCCGCAACATCGTGCGGATCATCCATCAGGCGGTGCGCCCTCTCAATATCTTAGAGGTTACTACCCTGCGGGAGAAGGGGCTGGCAGTATCGAAGCCCGATAGTAAGTTGGGTCCGCGCCGTCAGTTAGATGAAGCCACGAAAGCGTTGCTTAATAATAAGGCAACGAAGTTTTCCTTGATTGCTAAACGTAGTTTGCAAGATGAAGGGTGTGCTCACATCAAGCACATAGTCACCGACCAAGCGTCGGTTGCTGAGCCGATGTGGCGAGCGGGGCTGTCGATTGCATGGTACTGCGACGACGCTGAGACTTCCATTCACAAGATGTCGAAGGATCACCCGAACTACGATGCAGATGAAACTAGGCAGAAAGCGGAGAAGACCAAGGGACCATATGTCTGTAAAACCTTTGACACCCTAGCACCGGGGGTATGTCAGGGTTGCCCGCACTACGAAAAGATTACAAGTCCGATCCAGCTAGGGGTGCTCATTGAGAAAGCCGAGCCGGGGACTACCGTTGCGGCGTTTAACTCCGCAGGGATTGCGGTTCAGTATCAGATACCAGCACTCCCATGGCCCTACTTTCGTGGTAAGGCGGGGGGCATTTGGAAGGAGAAGGATGGAGATAGCGAGAAAGAAACCTGCGTTTACGAGCACGATTTTTTCGTGACTCAGCGGCTATACGAGCAAGGGGTTGGGGAGATAGCGTGGCTACGGCTACATCTACCCCGCGACGGTCTGCGCCAATTCACTACCCCGGTTGGCGACCTGCTATCGAAAGACAAGTGCAGGGATCTGCTGGCTTCTAACGGAGTCTTCGCCTACGGCAAGCAGATGGACAACATCATGAGTTACATAACCAGAGTACTAAAGGAGTTGCAAGTGTCAGAGAAAGCATTGAGAGCACATACACATTTTGGCTGGACCGAAGACGACGAGTCGTTCGTAGTTGGAGAGTCAGAGATCACGTCCACGGGGGTGATCTACACACCACCATCCGTGCAGACCAAGAACGTCACACCCATGTTTGAACCCAAAGGCACCCTTAAAGAATGGCAGGATGTCTTTAACATATACAACAGACCGGGGTTTGAGCCACACGCGTTCGCTGCCTGTACTGCGTTTGGCAGTCCACTATTCAAATTCACCGGCCATCGCGGGTCGATCATCAACCTGCTAAACAATGAGTCAGGAACCGGCAAGTCTACGATTCTGGGTATGTCCAACTCTGTCTTTGGTCACCCCACTGACCTGATGATGCTGGCAGACGACACGCAGAACGCACGGATTCACCGGATGGGGGTCTTGTCTAACGTCGCCGGGACACTGGACGAGGTGACTAACATGAAGTCTGAGTTGATCTCAGACACGGCGTACACCGTTACCCATGGCCGAGGCAAGAACCGGATGCAGAGTCAGACCAACTCTGAGCGGGTCAACCACACACGCTGGTCGATGATCATGCTGTGCACGTCCAACGCATCGCTCTACGACAAGTTGCTCCAACTGAAGGCGTTCCCTGACGGGGAGTCCATGCGGATCATTGAATACAAGATCGACAGGGTTGGCAATCTAGACAAGGCCGAAGCTGATAGATTGTTTGGCAAGCTGGCTGAGAACTATGGGCACGCCGGAGTTCCCTATATGCAGTGGGTGGTTGCCAACAAGGACAAGGCTAACTCCCTGCGTATGCGTATCCAAGAGAAGCTAGACAAGGCTCTGAATTACACGAGTCGGGAGCGGTTCTGGTCTGCAACGGTAGCGTCCAACCTATCCGGTGGACACATCGCGCGTGACTTGGGCCTGATCGAATACAACATGGAGAGGGTCTACGAGTGGGCCTTGCATGAGTTTAGCCGTATGCAATCGTCCATGAATATCCGCAGTCGGGATGCTATCTCTACGCTTGGAGAATTTATCAACGAGCATATGGCTAACATACTGATTATTAACGAGAACTCTTCGTTACGTTCCGGATTACCCGAAGCTGCAATCCGAGAACCCCGCAGTGACCTCATCGTTCGCATCGAGCCAGACACCAAGCGCATGTACATCTCTGCCAGAGGGATGCGTGACTTCTGTACGCGCCAGCAGTTGACATACAAGGAGGTGTTGAAGGATCTAGGTGACGCTGGGATCTACCTGCAAAACGTCAAGAAGCGGCTCAGCAAGGGGACGCACATCACCGCCACGGCAGTCGAGGCGTTGGAGATTGATATGGACAAAGCCGGTATGGACCCTTTAGTACTTGATGCTGTACCAAATTTAGGGGATACTGCGGGCTGATTGCTCTCTCTCCTCTCCCTTCTCCAAGGGTTAACCCCAGTCGGCTTTGCCACTGGGGTTTTTTTATTCCTCCGCGTATACCGGCACGTCGGCAAAGCGTTGACGGAATGGCTTGGAGAGGTAGATACCGGCCTTAGTGTCCTTGCTTTGCTGGGCACGGGTGCGGGCAGAGGCGGCGAGAGTTTCGGAAGTAATCTTCAACCCCTTCTCAGGGTTTGCGGCATTGAAGTTTTGAATTTCATCGTTAACATCAGCCTCGGTGTCATAGTCCCCACGAGCACGTGCGTTGAACTTCTGGTTGATGAGGCTCTGTCTGCGGTCAAGAATCTGCTTCTCTGTATCTTTTTGCCAAGCGTTGAGTTGGTACTGACCTGCCAGTCGCTGTGGAGTAAAGCCTACCGCTTGCAGGGCTGACTCAATCAATCCAACATCTTCAATGATCGGCTCGCCGCGAGATGTCAACGCACCCTCGTTGCTCAGCCGGATAGACTTGGCAATGTTACGCATACCAGCCATTGGGGTAACGCCTTCCAAGAAACGGTACACGTCGCCTTGAGCCAGCTTGTCTACACCACGAGCGATCTGTAGCGCCATACCAGCGGAAGCGCCAGCGGCTTCAGCAACATAATTCTTCAAATCATCTTCAGCAGACGCGGTGTTCTTGCCATCACGCAGCCCCAAGAGACCACCAATGAACGGCAGTTGCTTGGTGCCTCCCAAAAGGGGAGAACTTGCGTACCCAACTTTACTAGCAACGTCCCCGCCAAGATCGCCTAGCCAACCACGAGTAATGCGGTTAGCCATGGGCTGGCCCCACATATCAGTCAGATAGTTGTAGAAGGCGAAGTCAAAATCAAACGGGTCATCCTCATCATCAAGCATGAGGTTCATCATGTCTCGGACGATGAAGTAGAACGGCATCCCCATAGTCCCAGCGAAAAGACTGGACATCCCCATAAGACCGGCAAACTGAATCCGAGCTACCTTGCGAACCTCAGGGTCCGCTCCGCTAAACATATCTTTGAAGAGCCGCACATAGAGCGCAGCCATGTGAGCAGGGAACTTTTTGAACATGAAGATGACGCGCATCGCCGGGCTCAAAAAGATTTTAGGAGCCAGACCTTGTTGGTAGTCTCCATGCGCTCTTGTGACCATATCAGTAGCTTTGCGAATTGCTTCGGCGTACTTGTCTTGGTTGGTCATGTCGGCTTTGCCACTCAACCGCTGCTTCATCAGTTGGTAAGTTGCAAGCGCACCGGCCTCACGGTTGATTGCTTCAGCCCGCTGGAACATGATTGCGGAATACTTAGTGAAGGCACGAGTACCTTTACCAAATGCGGAAGTCTCACCCGACCCATACTTAGTTACCGAACCAAAGTCATGGCTTGGGTCACCGGCATTGAGGATGCCTTGATCGCGGAACGAAAGAAACACGCGCTCCATCTCGGGTAGGGTCGCGATAGCCTCCTCACGAGTCTTACCTTTGGCAACAGCGGCGTCAATCTTAGCCTCGGCAGACTCCACCAACTTCTCGCCGTACGTCTTCTCACCAACCGAGCCACCAATAATCTTAGTCATGGCGCTGAACAGGGTGTTCATGATTTTGGTTTGACCCAACCCGTTAAATTCGCCAGCCAGCAGTGGGAACATCACGGTGGGTGTCTGCAACATGTTTACTAGAGCAGACGCAGGGTTGAAGCCCATGTAAAACGTGAAGCCCAGCCGGTTCACGTTGTTGGCAATCTGATTCAGAGGGTCATCTGCGCGGATTGTGTCTACCCCATAGACAACCTTGGCAACGTGCGTGATGATGTCACTCATCTTCGTATCAGGGTTGCTGGCGTTCTGTTTGCGTGCGCTGTCGATCTGATGCTCAATCTCACCCTTGTTAGCAACTTGGGAGATCTGCGTGGCGTAGACCGGAGCCTTATGGTCATAGGCAGCGAGGGTGTCCTCGATGTAACCCGCCGTACCTTTACGTTCAAGACCAAACTGCCGAAGCATGGATGACTCTGGGTGCAGCAGCAGGGACGCCTGATACAGACGCTCTTTCATTTCCTCACGCGCTTCACGGATGCGGTCAGCCGTGGCAGGGGAGTCGTCCTTAAAGATAGGCAGGGCCTTATCTACGTTAGCTTTGATCTCATCAAAGAACTGATTGACGGGTCCACTCTTGTAGCTGAACTTCCTAAAGTCCGTTTGCTTGAATGACTGGACGTAAACGATCTTTGCTTTCTTCAATTCCTCAAGACGAGTCTTCTGAGCACCCAGACTGGTGTAGGACTCAGCAACATCTTTGCCAGTGTCAGGATTGACGTATGTGATCCAGTAATCCCCTATGCGGACGAATGGCGTGTAGGCTTCGTTAAACTTTTTGTACTTCTCATCCAGACCAGACAGAATTTTGTCTGCCTTAACTGGGTCATCTTGGTACTGATCGTGCACAGACTTCTTCAGAGCGGCAAAGTAGTCATCACGAAACTGCCGGTACTGATCAACAAGGTCCGACGCTAACGTCTGGAATTTGGCAGGGAGCTTATCGTACTCGGCACGCAGCGACAGGTAGTCAATAGCCGCTTCTTCGCCACGAGCTTTAACAAACTCTGGTGTTGGTATTTTGCTGCGGGTCACATCAATTGCAAGGCCAGACGCGCGGTTCACAAAAGCGTCCATTGCCTTTTTACCGGCAGGGTCAGACTTAGCAATCGCCAGTGCCTTAGTCATGAAGTCCGAGCTACGCTTGAGCAGGGTGTTCTTCATCGCGCCAGCTTTACGCAAGCTGTTTTCAATCTCGCCAATCTGCTTGAACCCTAGCTTCCGCGCGGTATCGGCGATATACCACATTGGCTGCAAAGACAGAGCCGAGCGCCCTACCGCATCCGTTGCGTTGATGTACACCTCGCTATCTTTAGCTGCTCCAAGATATTCCCTTAAAGGGTCTTGCATAGTGCGAGCAGTTGCACGTTGTGGAGTAAAGGTTACCGGTGTCGATACTTTAGGAGAAACTTGTGCATTGGCAGGTAGGTCGTCAGCCAAAGGAGTTGCAGGGTCGTCGACTGGGATACCCATAGAAGCAAGCTTGCGTACGCTCTGATCAACAGGTGCAGTCTTCGGTCCCTCTGCGACTAGGGCGCTGTATATATCTAAGACTTCGAGCAGGGCGTTGGGTTTGGCAAACCCTAGCAGGTCAGCGATTGCTTGAACAAACTGCGTCCACAATGACGTATTGCTCTCGTGTGGAATAGCTGCAAGCAGATATTGGAACTCAGGATTTGCCAGTCCTTCTGACAGAAACTCATAGACATCCGTCAACCCATACGGCAGTTGCTTAATATCCTTTGTACCGTAGACATCGTAGGCTTTTTCTAAAACGCTTTTGTGCAAGGCACGCAGGCGGGCCGCTGCTTCTTTCTGCTTTTTACTAATCGGGTTCCGCAGTGCCGCATCGGCCAGCGCGTGAAGAAGCTCATGCACCGCAGTTACTTCGCTACCGGCATGTGTGGAGTTGACATAAATTGTACGGGTTGTGAAGTTAAACATCCCACCGATACTGTTAGGCGGGTAGTTCTCATCTATCTCTTCTTGCCGCAAAACCGCATCGTCCACAGCAACTTTTACACGTTCTGTGGTAAAACGCTGCAACGCTCTAGCCCGGTTAGCAACGTCCCGCACAATAGGATTTTTGCTATTAGACAAAGCGTCAAGCATTGCGTTAGCGTCACCTTTATTAACGGCGTTAGCTAACTCTGGATTGTACTCGGTCGACAGCCAGCCCGAACTATGTTTCTTCAGACCCAAGGCACGAGCAAACTCTTCCCTAGAAATACTAGGGGGAAGGAATTCACGGTAAGGCGACTGCTCTGCGACTTGGGCTTTAGTATTCTTTTTGGCAAGTTCCTCTTGCCTTTGCTGCATTAGCCGGTCGTTCTCTTCTTTTTGCTGTTGAGCAAAAGCACGGGCTTTATCCGCCGCTCGTTCTGTTTCGGTTTGCCGTCTTTGTACTGTCTGTACATCTTTCTCAAATTCAGTTTCTTGACCTACAGATTCTTGGGCGCGTTTGTCTGCTAACTGCTCTAAAGTCTGTTCACGCTTTGGTTTTTTAACCGCAACGGGCGCTACAACTGCTGGTTTGGCGGCTCGCATCACCGCCTGTTCTTGACGAACATTCTGGGTTAGCTGAGCTTCTTCTTCCTGCTTAGCTTTCTTTGCATTCTCTTGAGCTTTCTGTGTAAGTTGTGAGCGTTGCTCACCGGCAAGAACTTCCCGTTGCTTATCTATCTGCTCATCATAGCCACGCACCGCGTCATTGGTCAGGTTACTGCGAACCCAAGAGTCCAGCGCGTCTAAACGATCTTTTGATCTAGCCTCAGTATAGTTTTCAAACGTCCGGTCATGGGCAAGGTTGATCAGGTTGTCTGCTAACCGTGGGCGATCAAAATATGTGTTGGCAAACTTGTCGTCATTCTTTAGTTTACGCAGCGCCAGACGGTCACCGGGGATGCCAATTTCTTTAGGCGAGTAGTACGTGTAAGGCTGATTAAGAAGTCCGGGTCTTTCTGGAGCCAGCGGAGCGGCAGCGCCGTAGTCATTAACGATTGAATCAAACAACTCTGTCGTTTTAGCGGGGGCGTCCATCCACCTCCGACGCATAGTGGGAGGCAGTTGCTCAAATGTCGGTTCAGCATCGCTGGTGCGATACTGGGTATTCCACTCCTCTGCGGGTGTGCCTACTTCTACTGAAGCGGGCTGTGTTCCTTCTCCCACTCCAGCTTGTTGAGTAGGTTGTTCAGCAGCTGCCACTCCAGTGGGTGCAGGTGTTGCAACTCCTTCGGTGGGTACTCCTCCTTGGGGTCCGCTAGGTACACTAGTGCTTGCTCCACTTGGGGGAGTGACAATTGCATTAGGTGCTGCGTTGGCTTGGGGACTAGGTTGGACATTTTGTTGAGCCTGTTGTCTAGCTTGATACTCGGCAACTTCTCGGGCTTGCCGCTGTTCATTAGCTGCTTGTGCTTGCGCCAGCGCATCTTGGCGTACTTGATTGTTTTGCTGGTTCTGCTGTTGCTGTTGTTGAAGACTAGCTTGTGCTGCGGCAGCTTGCGCTACTTGGTCAGCCTGCAACGCTTCGTTTGCGGTGGCCGCGTTGGTTTGTTCTTCTAGAGACGGATCAGTTGAGGGGGCGGCAAATTTTACCGAAGCTCTTGTCTGTGGGTTGTCTTTAAGTACACCGTTCTGGACAAGCAGTTGGAACTCGTCCTCGGTAATAGCTTCTTGAGCTTTGCGTTTCTGCATAGCCGCCGCAAGATTCTCAGCGGGGCCGGGGCCAACAGATCCAGCAAGTTTAGTCTCGTTAAGAGGTAGCTCGGGTTCTTTTGCGGTAGTCTCCCGCATGGTCTGAACCACAGCGCCCGGAGCACCAATAACCGTACCACCGATACCACCTTTGGCAGCAGCCATCAACAGCCGGTCTACGTTCTTAGGATTGGAGAACCCACCCGGAGCGCCAGCAAGCTGCTCCGCAATGATGTCGATTGATTCTTGGATGGTTTCAGTTCCACTCTCAGTAGCAGCAGTTTTGCCAATTTCTTTAGCAAGCCGCAACTTAAAGCTCTCTGGCACGATGGTAGACCGCGAAGCAATCTCTTCCGCTAACTTAGCCTGCCCACGTGCCCCCAACTGATTCATCAACCGGGCGGGGAGGAAACCATCAAAGATAGCTTTAAATGCACCGGCACCCATAGCGAGGCCGGGTTCAAGTTTGCCGCCGGTCTCTTCGTAAATACCGGCAAAAGACTCAGGCGCGTTGAGGCCAAAACCACCCGCACCAATCCCCACATTGAGACCAGTATCACCAGCTTTGGATCTAGCAGCGGGGGCGAGTCGGTTACCTAGTCGGGTAGCATAAGTTTCAGCCGCCTCTCCAGTTAGACCACGACTTGCAGCAGCACGAGCAGCCGCAGACTCAACAGCACCTTTAGCAAGACCACGCGCAGCAAGAGAACCAATACCCCCCGTAGTTGCCATTGCAGCCACAGGCGGTATAGCCTCTACACCGGACTCAACTACAAATTTACCAAAGTCAGATACCCCACGGATACCCTCAAAAGATCTCTGAGATGTTGGGTACTTTTCTTCAAGGGCTTGGCGTTCTGTCTTAGCTTCATCCAACAACCGGCGGGCTGTCTCGTCAGCGCCAAACAAAGACGAAGCCAAAGCGGGGGCTTCTTTAAGAGCCGTGATCCCCAGCCCCCTGCCGGTGCGATTAAGCGCGTTACTTGCAACCCGACTGAAAGGAATATTCCTTGGGTCTGGGCGACTTTCTAAATCAAGCTTTTGTAATTGTTCCTGAAGTCTTGCAACTTTTGCGTATATAGCTTCATCAGAATCCGAATCTGGGAAAGATAGCGGGCCTGCACCGGGAACATTTACTATTTTCATTTAGGCAAGTTTGCAACATAACTATCATAGCTCTGAACGCCAGAACCCCCACCGCCCTTGCTAGTGCCCGATAAAAAATCGCTGTATGCAATTTGTCTAGCTTCCGCCATAACTGGGTCTAACATAGCATCTTTAGGTTTTAATTCACCGCTCTTAATTTTAGCCAGTAAGTTTGCACCGCGATTTCCTTTTACAGCTTGGATATAACCTATAGCATCTGAGTCATTAAACGGGTTAGAGAACATCTCATTTATGGCTGATTTTATTTTCATTTTCTCCATAGGAGAAACTTCGCGTTTTTGTTGTAGCCCAGCCAACCCTAATTGCATACGCAATGCAGCATTTTGTTGATTAGCAGCGCTAATTTCACGTTTTTGGTCTAGGGCTGACAACTGACTAAGAGTGCGTTCCCTACTACGTTCATCCCCAGCTTCAAGATCAGCCATCTTGCCACGGATATTCATAGCGCCAATCTTATTTTCTTGTTGGATTTTAAAAGCGGCTTGTATTTTGCGGTCGTGCTCGTTTATATACTCTTGAGCAGATTTCTGATCGTTTTTTTCGTCAGCCATACGGGCTTTGAGAAGATCCATCTCAGCACTGCGACGTAGACGCTCAGCGGCGGCACGAGCAGCATCCATCTTATCGCTGTAGTCAATACCTTCACCTACGGCACGGCCCAGTGCGGGGCCAAATGCACCACGGCTAGACATCAATGTGCCGCCCATCTTACCCAGCATTTGATAGAATTCGCTATCTTTACCGGCATTGTTAGCAGCCCGTTCTTCGTCAAGAAGTTTTTGCATCATGTCGAAGTGAGGCTTAGAACGAGCTTGATACTTACTGTATTGTTTATCTTCCAACGCATCCCGTTGCTCTTCTGATAAAGCAGGGGAACGAGCGGTCTCCAACTCGTTAGCCATTCTTCTAGCGTTTTCTACGTACTCTGTTTGGGCAGGGCCTTGCTTATTGAGTCCTTCAAGAAGCTGTTTACGCAACGCGCTCTCTTCTCTAGACGGCCCACCAAATCCACCGCCGCCACCAATACCTCCTCCCATTTTTGCGAGGTCGGCTAGACCACTAGATCTATCTGGCGCTCTAATGATTTCGCGTCTGCCTTCGTCTTTCTTAGCATCCTCTTTAACAGCATCGGAAACAGGTGTTTCAGGAGGGCGTTTACCACCAGCAAGAACCCGTGCAGTTTCTTCCTTTCGACGCGCTCGTTCACTCGGGGTTACGGCAGTGAATGGGCTAGGAACTTGACTCTCTGCGTAGTCAATATCTTTTGCCCGTTCAATACGCCCTTTTAAAAACTCAGGTGGTTCCATCAACCTACGGAAAAAGTCCCCAATAGAAGAAGTAGCTTTCTCTTCATCTTTAGGTACTTCGCTGTCCTTTTCCCCATTGAACGCAATGATCCCACCACCGGCCATTTTCTTCGGGCCTTGCATAGCAGGTAGTCCCATAATGGGGTTAGGTTTTGCTTGCGGTGGCTGCTGTTGCTGCTGGGGCTGCGGCGGTTGTTGCGGTTGTTGCGGTTGAGGCTGGGGTTGGGGCGCGGCCTGTTGGGGTGGGGGAGCCGGAGGCATACCCTGTTGGGGCATGGGCTGCTGCGGTTGTTGCGGCTGTGGATTAAGTGACTGGACGGTCGAGTCCATTACCGTGGGCATCTGAGCGTTAGGTGCACCCATTGCCGCTAACTCGTTTTGCATTTGCGCGCGACGGCTCAACTCCAGTCCCGCTAAAGTTTTTAGGGGGATATCACCAATAACCCGGTCGTTAGGAGTCTGAACAACCTGCGTCAGATACTGGGTCGGCATGTACCGCAGATCGCGGCGGGTCTCTTCAAGTGTCGGTCCCATATCTAATCCTTAGGGGGTAGTTTTAGTGCCACTTAATCTAGCGATTCGTTCGGCAATGCTAAGGCCAGTCATTGCGCCACCAACAACGGAGTTAGCCGCAGACGTAGGCTCGCCGTATTCATTAGTGGTGGTCATTGGGTAGTTCTTTATGACGCTGTTGAGCCAGTCAATCTGTTCTTTTGGATAATCCCGCTGTTCTTTAAATATGTTGTAATCAGAAGTCAACCCCTGCTGGTCGATGTCACGCTGGATGCTACCAAGATCAGCTTGTTGGAGGTTAGCCGCCAACTGTCGGTCAGCAAGCTGATTACCAAACGTACCTTGGTCTTGCGCTGTTTCCCCCGCAAGCTTGAGGTAATCAAGATCTTGCTTAGAGCCAAACTGCAATGAATCTTCTTTTTCACCCAACGCTTTAAGTAACCGGTCTTGGTCGGAATTGTATTGATTTCGAGCGTCGGTGTACGCGGTGTTGTACCCTTTACCGGTGATATCGGCAAGGTTCATGTTTAAGTTGCGAGCGTTCTCTGCACTTGCAATTGCCTGACGGCCACCACCAAACGCGCCTTGTTTAATAAGGTCAGCGGTGGTTTTCATCTGCGTAGTCCCCGCATTACGCCTAGCTTCCGCAAGCTGCGGGTTCAGGATCGTAGACAGGTACGGGTTCATGTAACTGTCAAGCGCGGTCTGATCAAACTGATTGTTGATTCCCGTCGTGTTAGACGTGAACGTCGTTCCCGTGTACGCGGGCTGGGTAGCCGCAGACTTGTACACGTCCTGCATGTTGGTGCCAGCGTTTACCTGCGACGTATTTGGGCTGGTCAGGTTTTGTATACCCGTGAACGCTTTGTTCTGAAGATCTGATGCACCGGCAACCAAATTGCCGCCGTAGACTTGGTATGGGTTAGACGCAACATCAACCGCAGCATTAACGATGCCTCCGACAACAGGAGCAGCCCAGTCTGATACGGTAGTTTCTCTTACGCCTGTGGCTACTGCACCACCCGCGTCAAAGTGTTGAACACCCATGTTATCGGGGTAGAGCAAATTGTAAAGGCTCATGATAATCCTTACTTCGGCGTGAATTTAGCTGGGTTGACTTGCTTGCCCTGCTTTTTGTTACCGGTGCGGGCGTGACGGATGCGGTCCATCATGTCGTAAAGTTGTTTGGCACCAGCTTCAGAGTTGCCGTTTCCTAAATGAGATACCACATCAGCAGGGATTACAAACTCACCACCGCTAAGTTTCGCCGGTTGCTTATTGTCAATGGTAGCAGGAATCTTGTCGGCCATGCCATCCTCTGCGCTCTTGAGGTAGTGCAGTCCACCACCCCCGGCGTAGCCATCAATCTCGCCACCCTCAGCACGTTGAACCGGCTTGCCTTTAAGGGCTCCGAACACTTGACCTTGGCTGAGACCGAGCCCCTGCATACCCTTAGGTCTTATGCCTTTTGGACGCCCCGCGTACCCAAGAATACCGCCAAGCCCGGCAGCCAGCAGCATTTTTGTTATGTCTGGGTTCTTTTTAGCCAAATCGGCTAACTGCTTGAGTGGGTTGGAACCAGAAGAAAGACGTTTATTAGGTACGCCAACTTTTGCATTTATTGGGCTACCCGTTACCGGGTCTATCGCGTTTTTGCCTGAGTACGCTCTACCTTCGTTCCCGTAGTTTTCATTTCTAGGATCTTCAGGATCACCATAACTAGCGTTTTCGCTTGGGAGAGATCTAAGGTACGCGTCAACATCGTCCTCGGACATGACTCCATCTTCATACCCGAAGTAGTTCCCACTACCGCTAAAATCAGAACCTATCGCCGAGTCAAGGTTACCAAAGTCGAGCCCAGAACCTATCCCCAAGTCAGCATCATTAAAGTTGATATTACTAAAGTCGTTACCGTAGCTGGCGTTGTCGCTGGGTAGGGACATAAGGTAGTTATTGACCTCTTCTTCAGTCATACCACCATCATAAAAATTAGTTTTCACTTCACCACCGCCTTTTAGTCCTGTTTGAGTCCAACCGGCAGGGGGTTGCCATGCTCCGGTGGGGTCTGTGTAATAA